CGGTTACGTCCGGCATTACCGCGTTACCTCCGGCGTGATGAAGAACGATCCCTCAAGGATGCGCGTGACCACGCCGCTCAATTCGTACTCAAGGTCATACACGCCATGCATCGGCGCGGTGAAACCAGCGGTGGTCGACGCCGCGATTGTCACCGCAATGGTTGAGTTCGCCCCGGGCGTGACGGTGAGTCCGCTTCCGCCCGTGAGCGAGAACACCGTCGAAGTCGCCGCGTGTGCGGTTCGTCCCTGCATCCGCACGGTGTAGCCCGTGAGGTTGACGCCGTCGACCTGCACGGTGAACAGGAACGTCGCACCCTGTTCGATTGTTATGTCGTATCGCGCGGCCATTACGGGCAGACTCCGTCGATTGCCTGAGTGTTTATGATGAGCCAGACCAACGCACCGTCGGTGCATCTATGGGGTGTTACCACCACATATGTGCCGTTTGGGATCTTAACTGCCGTGATACCTGCGGGAAGGTTCGTCTTCGTTGTTCCGTACGAATAGGTGGCGACCGCGTTGTTGCTTAGTTCCGACACGCTCAGTGCGTCGTAAGTGATGCTGTTCGCGTTCAACTGGGGTGCATACCCGGGGGTGGCACCGACCACGGCATCCTGGAGGCTGTAGACGTACCGCTTGTCGGACCCGGTGATGAGCGTGGAACTAATCACCTTCGCCAGTTTGAGCCACACGGCGGGTTCGTCACCGATCCGCCGCGCTCGGCTCAGATCGGATACCGCCTGCCGGGAGAGCATTTGATGGTCGCGCATCACCACCACCCGTCTTCGACGAGTTTCTGTAGCCGGGCATCACCGGCGTAGATGTTGTTGAAGTCCACGGACGTCCTCGGCAACCGCTTCCACTTCACTTCGGAAGGTCCGGTCGCGCTGAGTTTCGGACGGCCATCCTCGGCCATCGTCGGCACCTGTTCGTGGTGGAACCAACGGTCGAACAGGAACTCAAATATTACCTCGTAGTATTCGGTGCCCGACGAGAGTTTCGACACGCTGACGCCTTCGCATATGAGGCTACCGATGGCGAATCCCGCGAAGATCGCGGAGTTGCGGGTGCCGATGTAACTGGTGAGGGATGCTGCCGCGGAGTCCATCGGAACCACGCTCGAATCCTGCGTGAACCTCATGCGCAGCTGAACCTGGCCGACGAGGAAGTCGACGCCCTGGAATCCTCCGGCGGTCGCGGTGCCGCCGACGTCGGCGCTCGTATCCGATCCGGCGGGTGGGTTCACCGTCCACGCGGTGCGGTAGACCTTCGCCATGCGCGTACGCGCGACGTACTCGGTCTGGCACGGCAAAGCGCCGTCCCAAGCGCCGCCGGAAGTCGCCGTCGCGGGGTCGATCACATAGAGCGTCGACCACCTCATCCGAACAATGACGGTGAACTTGTCGTTTGCGTAGACCACCGAATGGCCGCGGTACCTCGTGGTCGCCACCCACGTCATCCCCGACGGAACCGTGGTGACGTAGGGATCGTTCTGGACGGGGAGAACACCCTCGGAGATGAGGAGTTTCTCCTCGACGGTGATGTCCAACCTGGCGCCGTCGCGCCGCCAGATCATCCGCGTCTTCTCAACGCTCGACTCGCCCGTCAGTTCCGCGCACGTCGCGCTGAGGTCGGTGTCCTTGTACTCGTACGTCGTGGTGGTCGGCATCTCATATGCTCTTCTGGATCAACCATTGGAGGATCTTGCTGTTCTCAATGAACGCATCGGCGGCGTAGGTGAGCGGTTGGCTGATGAAATCGGTTCCAGGCGTGACGGCTGACTGCCGCATCTGCCTCTGGATCTCAGGCACTTGCCATTCCGCCGCGGTCGAAAGCCGCGCCTGTTGAAGCGCCTGTTCGCCTGTTCCGCCACCGACCACCGCACCAAGGAACGCGCTCGCCTGTGTGGTGAAGTCGCTGAGTGTGCGGGCGTAGTACTGGAGCGTCGACTCCTCTTGGCCGCTCACTCCCTGCATTCCCGCGGCGAATGCCTGTCCGAGTCCGAGCGTCTTGTTTTGCTTCGCCCACTGTTCGCCCTCGGATAGCGCCTTGAGAATCGCGCTGTTTGCGCCGAACGAGTTCTCACCGGTCTCGCGGAACTTGCGGAGTGCCTCGGTCGCGCCCGCAGTCGCTCCCTCGAACGCAGACATGAACCCACGCGCGGCTACGAACGGAGCGGCACCAAGCGCGAGGCCACCGCCGCCGACGCCGAGCCGGGCGAGTGCTCCGATGCCGGGACCGCCGATGCCAAGCATCTTCAGCGCACCGGGAGCGGCGCGTCCGATTGAACCCATCTTCGATTCCATCCGCTTCGCGCTCGAAGTGATGTCCTTCTCGACCTTCGCGAGCGCCTTCGGAACCTGTTCCGTCTGCACCGTGATCGGGATGTTCAGCGTGGGTATCGCGCTCATGCCGCTTTGCCTTTCTGCGCGGCTTCGATGCCGAGCCGGATGCCTTCGATGATGAGGCGCGGCGCAATCTGCCTTCCGATGCCCGCGGCCTTGAAATGGTAGTGCCGCGCGTACTGGCTCTGGTACACGCCTCGGTATCCGCGGAGTCCGCGCTTCCAACCGCGACCGCCGCCGCCTCGGCTACTCGACGCGCTCACCTTGCGCTTGCGTTCCTTCGTCGCCTGAGTGATGACCTTGCCGTTTACGGTCCGCTTGTATTTGATGACCTTGCCGCGTCCCTCGTCGATCTCTTTGTTTCGGAGAATCTGCTCGACGCGGGTGGCGTTGCCGCCGCGGCCCTTCGGCCATGAGTGCCAACCCACTTCCATGAAGTGTGCTTTCCAACCGACGAACGGCGAGTACCTTCCGAGCCGCTGTTCGGGTCTGGTGTTCTTCACCTTCTCGGCCTTGACTCCGACGGCGCACCAGACGGCCCGCTTGTATGTCTTCACCTTCGTGAAGAGTTGTTTCTTCGTCCTGTCCGCGTGTTTGTAGGCGAATCCGCGGGCGGCCTTGCGGACCTCGCGTCCCCACTTGCGCAAGGAATCGGACGCGATTTTCTTGCGAACCTTCGGATCGACCTCGCGGAGCATCTTGAACACGCGCTGCATCGAATCGCGGTCAATCACCGCCGAGATGTAGCCGCTCCGCTTTCCGCTTGATCGCCCGGGTGCGCTCCTCAAGTTCGCGGCGGATGCCTGTCCAATCGGGGATTTGAGTCTCGGCATTGAGCACCGCCGCGGGTATCTGTTCGAGCGAGTCGATGCTCAGGAATCCCAAGGCGCAGCGGAGCATCCGCGACTGCGCCTGACTCAGTCCCGGCCTTCCTCGTAGAGCCTTTCGATCTCGCGACCGAGTTCGACAACGAGCGGACCGTTGGCCGCTAGCACCTCGTCCATCGACGCGAACACGGGTCGCCCGTCCTGCATGAGATGCCGCAGCACGAACCAGACGTACAGCCGTTCCGGCGCGTCCTTCGATACTCCGAGTGCTTCGATGAGGTCGAGCGCCGACGGTCGACGAAGTTCGACGGAAGCGCCGCGGAAGTCGATCCGCTTCGGTTGCAGCGCGAGGATGGCGCGTATGTCGCTCATGCCTGGGTGATCGCTCCGGTGAACTGGAACGTCACGGTTGCCCGCACCGTCGACCCTGCCTGAGCCGTCACCTCGAATCCCGTCACAAGTGCGCTGCCCGTGTACGTGGTACCGGATGCCACCGTAAGCACCAAGTTTGCCGCCGCCGCCGCAGTGTTCATTGCGGTGAACAGCGAGAAGTGTCCGGTCGCCGCCTCGTCGAGGAATATGTCGCACGTCGCCGTACCGCTCTGGTATCCGTGCAGGAACGTCGCATTCAATTCACCGATTCCCGTGGCCTCGACAGGGTTGCGCGTAAATGAAATCGTCGCTGTCCCCACGGCGGCAATCGTGGTTCCGTTGTACGAGAGTGACGAGAGGATCGATGAAATAGCCATGATTAGCCTCGGTAGGTGATCTCGAATGTGTAGGTGAGTTCAGCCGGATTCGATTCGTCGCCGTCACCGACGGTGTTGCCTTCGATGGCGTGTCCGCGGTCAATCACCGCATCGAATACGAGCGTGTCGTATGTGCCTGGTACGCACCTGTTGCGCAGCGGCGTGATGAACCCGAGCGCGTCGTTCGTCGTGTCCGCGATGATGCGGACCTCGACGGTCGCGGTGCGCAGGGGATTCGATCCGATGGTGATGATCTCGTCGCGGTCGACCTCGAACGTGCAGGCGGGAAGCACCGTGTCCTGCAACCTGTATCCGTGCGTGACGCGCGTATCGGGGATTCCCGCGGTGCTGAGGGTGGTACCCGTGATGAGCATATCGCGGACCGCTGTTTCGATGCTCGCCATCAGTTCACCTCGGTGCAGTCGATGACGGCCACCATGTCGGCCTCGTCGAGGTTGCGGATGGCGTTTACCCGCAACGTGCGGCCACGCACGAGGACGCGGTCAACCTCGGTGAGGCCAACCCTCGCGATGTCCGGCCAACGGCACCGCAGTTCGACGGATCGCACCACGGCTACCCCGTCGGCGTACCCTTGCTCGCTCGCGCTTTGCTCGCGGAGATCCACTCGGAACGTGAGTCCGTTCGTCCAGGTGTCGGTGCGGATTCCAAGCGCATCCCGCGAGGTGGACGCGATCCGCCTGGTCGCGGTCCGCTTGAGGCGTCCGCCGGAGATCATCGGAGTCGACTCCCGGTGCTGAACGAGTCGAGGATGTACTCGACGGAGAGCGGAACGGTCGCGAGTCCGATTGGTTGGAACGCCTCGGGATTGTTGTACCACCCGCCGACGAGGGCAATGATCGCATGGACGAGGACGTTCGGTACGCTCGAATACCCGGCCACGTATGTCACCGTCACCGCGGTCCCCTCGTACACCTCGGGGAAGTCGAGAAACCGGAGATGCGGGATCGGGCCGCTCGTCCGGTCGATCCAGTAGTCA